GCTCCACTATCCGTTAGTATTAGATTTCCAGTACCTTTAGCGTAAAGAGTAAAAACTCCTGATGTATTGGTAACGCTTGTTTCTATATAATTAGAAGCACTTGTAAAAACCAACCTTGAGCTGTTTTCTAAACCCTCAGGGCTTGTTCCGTAATTACTTGTTATTGTTGGGCTTCCTTGTGGTGTCCATCCTTCAAAGTATTCCGAGTAACCTATTTCATTAGTCCTACTCGGTTCAAGTAAAAGACTCGCACAACTTGCCCCACCGCTATAGTCAAATCTTGGGGAGTGTTCTAACAGTCCACCCTTGCCGCTACTCGCTCCCGAAGAAATGTATTCCGTAGCTACTAACCCTAATTCTACTTGTGCGCCAAATAAAACTACTCCACTTGTTCCATCTCCCGTGTATGAGTCTTGCCCACTATCGTTTACAAAATAACCGCCTACCCATCCAGAACAAACACTCGCAAAACTAACTCTATGCCAATCGTTTCCTATTGATTCAGTTTTATAGTCTATAATATTACCGCTATCAGTTATATGCGCTCCTGTTTGTGTATTAAAAGTGGCGTTTGGATTACCTCCGTTTATCACTAATTTAAACCTTGACCTACCATTGTACTTCACATACATTGAATAAGTGTGAACCGCTGAAGATGAAGGAATATTTAATAAGTAAAATCTGTGGTTTCCACCCGATAGGTTTTCAGTAAACAAAGTAGCATTATTACCGCCAAATGGGTCTGCTTGGTTTGGAGTAGTGGTAAGACCTTGTGGGCTAAAATCCGATAAGTCATTACTTTGCGTTATCAAGTTCTCCCTTCCTTTCTCTATCAGTCCGTTGCTATCAATTCTAGTAGCCGTTAGGTTTGAACCTCTTGAAAAGGTGAAGTCCCCATCTCCGTTTGTAGGCTTCATACTATAAGCCTTTCCATCTTTTCCCGCTTGTCCGCTTGGCAAGAATACTAAACTTGCATCATCAAAAAAACTCATATTCTTAAGGGTTAGTCGTTAAAAAGGTTACATCCGTTAAAAGGCAAGAGCCGCCTAATACGCTACCGCCATCAGTCTCCACTCTACTCACAAAGCTATTTATATCTCCTTGAGGTTGTGAGGGTGCAGATGAACCAATAGAATAAAAATCTCTAATGTTGGTTTCAATGCCTACCCGATTTGCGCTTTCATCCGTATTCCAAAATATCATTTCCGACACTTGGGCGTGTAGAGATTGAATAGCATCTAAATTTTTATTGCCTCCTACTCTAAATAATAAAGCCCAATCATTAGCGTCATTGTCGCTGGTATGTGTAGTACCATAAAAATACTGCTTAATGTCGTCCGTACTTCCTCGCTCAATAGTGTAATTGGTGTAAGTACCAATATCCCAACCGTCTGGTTGGAAATAACTTGTCCCCGCTATTCTTATGCTTGTATTTGTATTCTCATAAACCAACACTCTATTTTGTGCCGTTCCTTGACCATTTAACAAAGAACCAAAAGCATTAGCGTTTGAGGTTGGTCTTATTGCAAAGGTCATAAAGAACTCATCGCTAAAAGTCTGCTGCGCTGCTAAGTCCATATACCTTGTTGAGCCGTCAAACTCTACAATAGGCTTACTATTTTGTGTAATCGTTGAACCGCTTGAAACTATCTTAGGCATATTCGCAAAAGTGCTTTGCGTAAAGTTTCTGCTATTGCCGCTTTGGTCATACCAAGTGCTAACATAAGCATCTCCGCTACCTGCAAATGATTCCAGAGTAGCAGTATCTAAATCATTACCGCTAAAGCCTATTGTTTGACTATCTACACCATTAGTAGTAACAATAATTGCATCACCACTATATGAAGAATTCAATTTCCTTAAAGAATATGCTGCTATTGCACCTGTATAAGTATCAAGTAATGGCGCACCTCCTAAAGTAGCATAGACATCTCCCCAACTAATGTTGTTATCACGACCTACTCCCCACCAAGTGGACTCGTATATTTTACCGTAGCCTTCTAAATCACTCATTGGATTCTAATTTTTTTACAAGCCTTTTGAGCTTCTTTAAGTTAACCTCTTTGACTTTGTAGCGTTTCTTAGAGTTGCCATCCATTGAAGACTGCATCTTTGTCTGGGTGTACATCATCGTTATTATTCGTGTTATATTCGGGGTAAGTAGAATTGTTAAAAGCCATAAAGTCAATAAACCTACGAGTATAGTGTTCTGCAATGTCTCTATGCTTGTTAGTTAAGAAGTCTACTTCGTTCTTCTCCATTGCTATGCTATTCTCAGCAGTATGCTTATACGCACCACCGTTACCTATCGTGTAGGCAGCGTGAGGTAAATACTCAACCATAGCCCAATGTATTAACATCGGTTGTACATAGTCATCCAATAGCGTAGCATAAGCAGCAGGTACACTACCTCCAATAATATCATTACGCAACTTATCGTACAACTTAGTGCCTAAGTAGTTTTGTATGTGTATCTCTTGAGCAATCTCAATGAATTGTAGGAACTTGTCGCTATCTACATTACCAGAGAGTACGCTATTGCGTACAATGTCATCTCTCTTTATAAATAATACTTTTGCCATTATCCTTTGTAATTAGGGTGATGCCCTTGTCTTGGCATATCTATTGGTGCTACTGCAACCTCTTTAGGGTTTTTAGGTAGCTTAAATCCTTCTCTTACCGCTTGGTTAACATTAACATATCTCGTACCTCGTAGTGCATCGCCACCGTAAGGCTCTCCGTTCTTCTTCAACTTCTTCTTGTAGATTCTACGCTCCCATCTATGGTAGCAGTTTACCCCTCCCTTGTACTTAAACAAAGAATAGTTTCTACCCTTGTGTCCAAAGCTCTTATTTACACCTCTTGCACTCATCATACCAATATCCTCTTTGCGGTACAATTTCCCTTGAGATAGCATAGTCTTACAGAAAGTGCGAGAACTGCCTTTAGCAGTCTTCTTAGTACCCTTCACATACTTGTATCTCACCTTATAGATGTCTCCATCTTGAGTGCTATCTTGTTTTGCTGATAATTCAGTAAGTCCGTTGAGGTAGTTCTCTACATCAAAGTCTTCAGGTTCATCATCACCTACAATTTCTGCATCAACGAGTTCGTAGCCTTCTGGCTCTTCCTCACCCAAGTCAGCCAATGCATCTAACATCTCGTGGGCTAACTTGTCATCAAGAAAAGGGCGAGAATCCTCGCTTAGTTGTTCTTGTATCTCTATAGTATCCTCAACCTTGCTAAGTTCTTCTCTTTGCTCCTCAGTAATATCTGCTTGGAGTTCTAAAGGTTGTAATGTCTTGAAGAAGATGTTAAGGCTTATTTGATTGTAAGCAAGGATATCATCTATAGCATCCAAAATCATCTCTTGGAAAGGTCGTATAACCGTGTTGTGAAAGAGTAGACTTGCAGTCTTCAACTCATCAGCATTGTTACCTAAACCACTTTGGTCTTTAATACCCATAAGCATAGGTGAAGTAACCCTATGTGCTACCATCAACTTACGCATACTCTCATCAGCTAAGAATTGGTATTGCTCACTCGCATCCGATAGTTGTACAGGCTCAATACTTGCAGCCATCTCCTTATTATCGTTAAACGCAAGGATAAACTTACCACTATTAGAAGTACCGCTAAACTTTTGAATGATTCTACGCTCTATAAGTTCTCTCTCCTCCTCAGTAGGTACTCCGTTGTTGAAATTAATCAACATAGAAGGGCTTAGACCGTTCTTAATGTTGTTGATGTGGTAGTTTGCTACCTCCTCTTCTAACTCAGCATAAGGGATACCCCCTTGATAGTCTACAGGAGAATAGTAATAGAACCCAGAACGATAAGGCTTGATACAATAGATTTCTAAAGCATCTCCCTTCTCTCCGTGACCAAAGGCAGGTATTCTTGTTGGCTCATACCCTCTCTTACGAATCTTTGTCCAATCCTTAGAGTAGTAATACCCACATACCTCACCATCTTCATTCATCTTCTCAAAGCGTAGTGTCTCTATAGGCATATGTGCTACCTGTACAATCTTACTCTTATCCTTATTGTAAATGATTTGGAAGGCTGCTTGTCCCAATGCTTTTAGGTCAAAGGTTACCTTACGCAAACAAGAACGCTTGAATAGGCTCATCATTTGAGCATACGCCTCTGGCTTACGAGAGGCATCAGTCGCAGATAATCCCTTGCCGTACATAAGCTCGGTCATACCATTG